GGGAGTTATGGACTTCTCATGGACCAAATACAAAGCCGCATGCATGCTGAACTTCTTATGGAATAGAGGCTCAATTGAATCGACAGTGGAGAAATATCTATGAAAGACGTGAAGACACGCTGGGCAGTATATGATGATGGCTTGAAAGTTTGGTACGATGGAGAGTTAGTCGCCAAGATATCAACGGAAGAATTTAAGTACATCCTTGCGGATTTAGCGTTATGGTTAAGACATAACGACGCAAAGGATACAGATCATGGCTCGGTTTGAAATGAAGGTTGTCATTGCGAAGCGCAAAGATGACACGGAAGTAATCACGGAAGAGAAGAACTACGTTTGCTTTTGCGAGAACGTAGAAGACCAGTACGAAATCAATCGCCGTGCCCGAGGAGTTGTTCGGGATGAGATCGAATATGCAGAAGGCGAAGTTTTGTTCGGGTCAGCAGATGTATTTGTTGAAGACGAAATTTTGTTTGTCTTTGGATTCCGAAACACAGATGCAGATCACGATGACATCGAAGACCTTCTGGACCTGATCTTAGAACACGAAACCGAAACCATTCATTGAGGAGCAGCAATGACTGATACACGACCAGAGCCAATAAAAGAGTTGGCATATATATTAAGTAAGTTCGGTTGGGATACCAGATTTAGTGACCTAACCGAAGAACAGGTGCATGTGCTGATCTTTGCACTGCAAGAATCGAAGAACATTACAGCGGAGTTAGACATTGGAAACCTCGAAGAAGCCTACTTTAAGTCAACAGGCACTTGGCCTTCTACCTCAATCCCGTTCTAATCCGACGACGGACGCTATCGCTAAAGCTATTGACGATGCAATCCTCAAGAACGAAAAAAAGCGAGAGCGGAGAAAGTACCTTGGCGCATCTAGTATCGGAGACGAATGCAGTCGCAAGATACAGTATCGCTATATGAACTACCCCATTGATGAGGGTAAAGAATTTAGCGCACAAACGCTGCGCATCTTTCAGTTCGGACATGAGATCGAAGATTACGCCGCAAAGTGGATTCGTGACGCTGGCTTTGATCTGCGCACAGAAGATAAACAAGGCGAACAATTTGGGTTCTCAATTGCTGATGATCAGATCAAGGGACACATAGATGGCGTCATCTGTGACGGACCTGTGAGCATGGATTACCCAGCTTTGTGGGAAAATAAGTCAGCAAATGAAAAAAAATTTCAGGCGTTTGTTCGCCACGGAGTTGCAAAAGCAAACCCAACTTACGCAACGCAGATTGCACTTTATCAGACCTACATGGAGTTAGATACCAACCCTGCGTTGTTTACAGTGGTCAACAAAAACACCTCAGAAGTGTATTACGAATTGGTTCCGTACAATCGTGAACTCGCGCAAAAGGCGAGTGACCGTGCGGTGGACATCTTGACTGCATCGAAAGCAGGTGACATTCTGCCTCGCATAGCTCAAAGCAGGGACTTCTTTCTCTGTAAGTTTTTTAAGTATCGGGATTTTTGTTGAAAAAAAAAAAAAAAAAACGGGCCAGTGTTGGGATACACTGACCCGAAAGAGAGTGGATTGGGTTTATAGGGAACAATATAATGTCGTTAAGGGTAGTTGGCAATACAACATATGGTGCTAATCGCAGAGATTTAGTCGCTGAAATTACAGACAAAGTACCACATCACGCACAAATAGAGGCTTTAAAGTCCGCCTTCCCAAATGGGAGAATCGTGCGAAACGAATTTTATTTAGGCTCATTGGCAGGTGAAGCGGGGCAATCGCTCAAGATTGACATTGATCCTATGAGCCAAAACTTCATGCGGGGCATGGACTTCAACACAGGCGAAGGTATCGGGGGAATCTCTAAGATTCTGATGGAAGCCTACGGTTGGAAAATCCACGAAGTGGGTGAGTATTTTCAGCAGTATCTACAGCAGGACAGACCTGCCCCACCCATGAATCCAATTAACCCGAACATGGCTCAACAGCAGCCAGTAGAACAACCACAGGTTAAGCAAAAGCGGGTCATCGACTACAACACACCTCATGATGGCGAGTATCTTTACCTGTCAGAAGAGGGTGAGATCATCGTAACGGTCCGCCGCTACATCGAGCGTGACCCGGCAACCCGAGAAATTGTTCGGGATAGCGATGGGAATGCGAAGAAAGAGTTCCGCCAGTTCCCTCGTCTTCCAGAGACAAGACCGCTCTATAACCTGCCTGACATCAAAAGCTCGGACCGTGTGATCTGGGTCGAAGGTGAAAAGTGCGCTGATGAACTAACCAAGCTCGGCTACACAGCAACGTGCACCATCGGCGGGTCGGGAATGCTATCGCCGCGCACAAAAGACAAGTTCGACTTCTCTCCACTGCATGGCAAAGAGTTGATTATCTGGCCTGACAATGACGATGCAGGACAGAAACTTTCAAAAATTATTCAAGAGTTAGCGCAGAATGCAGGGTGCAAATCAGTCACCATGCTCGTTCCACCAAAGGGAAAGCCGAAAAAATGGGACGCAGCCGACGCTATCGAAGAGGGATTTGACATTGCCAAGTTCCTTAATCAGCCAGTGCACAAGGTCAAGAAGGCCCTGTCACTCAAGAATCCTAGTTTGCTCGTCAGCCAGCAATTCGCTGGTCGCGCACCCGAACAAAAGTTTCTGATTGGCGATACAATTCCGCTGGGCGTTCCAGTGGTATTCGCAGCAGCAGGTGATTCGGGCAAAGGTATGATGACGCTTGATCTAGCCATGAAGGTCGCATCGGGCGAAGCTATGCAGAATTCATTCGGTGGCATTGTATCACATCACGGCACAGCAATTATTCTGTCAGCAGAAGATGATCGAGATGAGTTGCATCGTCGTGTCAGCAGACTAGACCCCCTGAACAAACGTTCGGCTTATGAGCACGATCTTATCGTCGTTCCCCTGCCAAACGAAGGCGGTGTGTTTCCAATCATGATGAAGGCAGACAACACCTACGCAACATCTCCAGAGTTCGAAAAGATTTATGAAGAGATGCTAGAGATGGATGACCTAGCGTTGGTCGTCGTTGACCCAATGGCATCATTCGTACACGCAGACGTAAACGCTGATCCCGCAGCGGGTGCGGCATTCATGGGTTTACTGGCGCAAATCGCAACCGAAACTGGGGCAACTGTGATCGTAAACCACCATATGGCAAAGATCAGAGACAAAGAGCCAATCACAACGCCTGAAGAGGCGCGTAACCTGATTCGCGGTACATCGGCAATCGTTGATGGTGTTCGGGCAGCGTTCGCTGTCTGGCAAGTAGACGAAGCAACAGCAAGATCGCGCTGCAAAGACATGAACATCACATATACACGCAACGCAGTGTTCGATGGCGCAGTCGTAAAGGCAAACGGTCCTGCGAATCGAGACATCCGAAATTTTGTTCGGAATCCTGACACGGGCTTGCTCGAAGATCGCAGCCAAGACATCCGTAATCTTGCAATGTCACAAAATGTTCGGGATAGGATCGAATATACATTCAACTTTATTAGAGATCGTGAAGAGCGCGGCATCCCTGTCACCAAAGGCGGGTTAATCGACGGCATCTTTGAAGCTGTCAAAGCAGCACCCGTTGATGACATCAACGCAGCCAACCTCAAAACAGTTGGCGAAACAACGATCAAAAATACAGTTACCAAGCTACAGAACGAAGGTCGTGTTGATACATTCAAAACAACGCGCAACGGTAACAGAAAATGGCTTGGCGTTATCGGCGGCAGATTAAATCAAGAAGAGAATGCGCTTGACTAATCTGGGATAGTATGGGATAACCATTCATCTAGTAAATAAGGAGAAAACTATGATTCATGAATTTGAGGATCGAAGACCTACGCTCGAAGAGGCGCAACGCCTTGTCGGGGGATTGGTCGAAATGGTACGTTCACCCACGCAGCCTGAATGGCAAGTCCTTGTCAACGAAGAGGGATTGCTTGAGGGTTTGCCCTTCAATGAAGAGGCATCAAAGCTATGTGGCACAGGCATCGTTGGCCCTGCGGTTGTCCTTAAAGGGGAGGCTCGTTGGGACTAATGGTCAACTTGTTTGAGGAGTTTAAGAAGCTAGAAAATCGGAACCCAACCGAAAGAGAACTAGCCACAATGATGCAAATGCAACGAGAGCAAGAGGGTTGGCGCACGGGTAAAGACGTCATAAAAGAAAAAGAAAAAGCAAAGCCTATGCGCGAACCCAAAACCCCAACAACGATCAATGACCGTCATGGATATAGATGGCCTAAACGTGCATCTGTTCGGGCTAAACAAGTCAATAGAATGCTGAAAGACGGCGTGACAATAAAAAAGATGGCGCACTATCTCGACGTAAAAGAAAGTCAGATCATGAGCGACATCAAAACGTGGGAATTACCACAGGAAAAAAATAAGTGATTTCGTGGGGGCGGCACTGATTATCGGGCTATAGTGCACTGATGGCGAACCAACAAATCGCCCCCACAGTTTTTTACTAAAACTTAGGCTCAAGAACAACACCTTGTTCATGCAGTTTCTTATAATAATTCAATGCTTTCGCCAGTTCAGTTGACCTAGGGTCACCCTCCCATTCAGCATCGTCATACTCACGTTGAAGTTTCTTAATGTGATCACTCACAACAATCAGTCTATTGTCCATTATCGGGCCTCAATTTAGGTTTTAACACATACGAAACTTGATCAGACACAACGCACTGCATGCTCGTGTCCTCATATAGTTCGTAAATCTGGTTATAGATCGGGTCAGCAAGGCCCTGTAACGCCTCGCGGCAATGCCGCTCCCTGTCATACCAAACATACGACGTCGTGACGCTATCGGGGTCCATGCTGTACGTGATCACCAAAGCGGTGAAGTAATAAGTCACGCATCACCCTCCTTGAAAATGTCATTCACATGCAGCGCATCTTTATTGCCGCCAAGCTGAACAACAAATTCACTCCTAGCCAGTCGGGACGCAACAGCGGAATTCTCTGCCTCCACGCGGATATCCCGAACAACTACGCCCTCAACCCGAACAGTGTAAACCTTCTTCTTCTGCGGGTTCAGACCTACAACAGTTTCAAATCCATCATCTTCAATCATAGTTCACTCCTAACTTTTCCATCCAATTGTTTAGAGTCTGGTAGTTCTTTAACCCTAACAGCTTTGCGGCCTCTGTCGTGCTTTTTGTTCGGGTTACGGCCCGTTCAATGTAATTACGCTTCACATTGTCAATCGCGCCCTGCACATCAAAGTCCTCTGGCTCAACAACTTCAGAAATGTTCGGGTTATAATCGTTAACTGAACGCCATTGACTGTTAACTTCTAGATTATTCCGAATCTCGTCCTTGAACTCGTCCAAGTCTGTTTGCGTTTTAATACCGTTCAAACGCTCCAGTGTGTAATGCATGCACATTGTATCGTCTTCTACTGCCATTAAAATACGTCCCTCTGTAAACGTTTCATTGTCTTCGTGCGGAAAAACCCAACGTACTCTGGGTGCCGAACCATGAACAGTCTAGTGAACAGCGCAATGTAGTTGTTGCTGATCTTGTAATCACTGCCACGCGTTACGATCATCGTTTCCCAACGCACACGATTTGCAATAAGCCAACCGCTCAAGCGATCATGCCCTTTATTAATTGCCTCAAACGTAAACCTCTCAAAGTTCTCAAAGAACTGTGGATTTTCGCCATGCCAAATAAGCCAATCGCGCCCTAACGCGCTCTCGCTCATAACTTCGTAAAACTCTGCCTCGGTGCAGGTTAACTCAATTGTATTACTCATAACTTCTTCTTTCTTTTTTCTTTTTCAAAAATCCTGCGCTCCAGTCTGTTAGCAGGTGGATGATCAGCAGATACTCTACCCGCTGAAC